ACGTAACTGTGCCTGATATATCGCTTCGCGGTCCTGTTCCAGCTTCTCAGGCGGAGGAGGGATCTCCGCCCCGTCCCACCGCTGCTGGTGCAGATATACCAAAGGGGCTGGGATAAATGCGCCGCCTTCTTTGAGCCAATCCGCCGTAGTTTTGAGCCAGCGGATATGAGCGAGGATAGTTTCGCTCTGCGATTCATGGTGCCGTGTTATCCACACTTTCAGGCATTGCGACTTGGCCCCTTTTCTGCTGTATCTCTCCGAATTCCTGGGCCAATCTCTCCAGAATAAATCGAATCCTTCCATTTCAGCGCCCCAGAACGTCGATTAACAGCTCCTTGAATTTATCCCTCGCCTGTTCCTCGCGCCTGAATCTGTCCTCACGCTCTTGCCTCAAGTATCTGAGTTCTTCTTCTAGCTGCTTCTTCTCTCCTAGCAGCCTGTCATATTCTGCTTTCCAGTCTTTTGCCATTGTATTCTCCATAACTTCTGCAAGGGTGACCCCCTTGGGTCATCCCTCGCCCATTGGATTGATCCAACCAGCGCACCCAGGAGGCAGCGAGTCTCTATCGGCTGGGCGTTGCATGTCACCACTCGACCCCAGCTTGCCCCGGTCGCTCACTGACACGCCGGGCCGGTCGCGCAGGGTGAGCCACGTGCCGGTTGTGTTTCTTGGGTGCAGCCCATACAGGCCCATTGCTAACCCGCCCTGAGGAAAAGGGTGGCGCAAAGAAAAAGCGCTTGCAACTGGGGGATGGTGCCACAGTCACTAGACAGAGGTGAGAGCCCGGAGGCTCCTGTCTAGCGATTGCGTCCGGTTGATTCCGGCCCCCATGTGCAAGCGCTCTACTCCAGGCACCATACCTGATGTTCGTCATTCTACACGCTCACTTGCCGCTGTCAAGTGCTTTTGTAGCGATTCAATGGCTACTTGCAGATCGGACCGTGCTCGCTGCACTTCGATGTCAAGATCGACAATTATTCCCCTGTAAGCTCGTCCTTCTTCAGCTAATACAAACTTGGCCAACGCATTAGCGTAATCATCGGCCAGCCCCATGATCTCGTCCGTCGTCATGCTTCCTCCACATGGTAAACGCTTGTCAAACTCCATTGTCAATTGCCGACTTTGCCAGTTCGTACATTCGTTTCGCAAGTCCTATTGCATAGGCTTCCTGGGCATAGGCGGGCTCCCCGCACTCCGCGCCTGCCCATTCCTCGCATATGTCATGCAAAGCGCGCTCAAGGGCCTCAATGTAATCGGCCCGATCCGGGTCAAAACTGCTATCAGGTCCAAGACCGTCCACTCCGTACCTTAGCCGATCTGTTATCTCTTGAACGCTAAGTGTCATACTTCCTCCACGTGGTAAGCCTTGACCCGCGCAGCGCCTGTATCGACCCAGCGATCCACGATCTTGTGCCCCTCGCGCTTGAACTCGCCCACGCGCTGAGATAGGGCAAACACGCCTACCTGCTGGGCCGCCTCAAGCGGGGTTAGCCAGCGTTGGCGCAGGGCTGCCAATAGAGCTTGCTTCTTGGTCATTGAGTCCCCTTCTTGAACCACTCCGGCCTGAGCACTTCTAGCTGATACATCCTTGCTCGGGGCGGACTAGGCTTCCAGCGATAAGTGGTAATCGTCGCTACGCCAAGCAGACGCGCCAGCGCATCCCGTGAGCCAGCGAGCTTGATAGCATCGTTTGTAGTCATGCCGCTACTTTAGCCGCGCCGCAAGTGCATAGCAAGACTGTTACTTTGTAAAGATGCAAAAACCACTTGCAGCGATGCAAAAGCTAGTCTACAGTTCATTCACGCCAATGAGGCGTACACCCTGGAACCGACGCAATGACACACTCTGAACTGATACGCGCCGCACAAGACCTGGCCTGTGCCGATGCGCACAAGCTGGCGAACACGATCACCGGCTACAAAGCCACGCTGCTAGAGGAGGAGGTAGTGACCATCCTCAACGCGGTGCTGGAACTGCTTGTCACGCGGGCGAACTTCCCGAGCCGCGATTGGGTTGGAACGTTGCTGCACGATGCCATGAATGAGATGGCTGGAGCCATTGAATCGCGGGAGGTCGCATGAGAACCTGCACTGTCTTCTACGACGACGAGGAGTGGACCGTGGACTACGACTACAGCCCCGGTCGGCCTGGTGTCCACACCCTGCGAAATGGCGATCCGGGCTACCCGGATGATCCCCCGGAGTTGTCAATCAACGCCATCCGATGCGGTATCTGGGCTATCGACTTCGATCAGCTTTCGGAGGCTGACCAGGCTTACGTCGAGCAGCAGGTCATTGACTATGAAGACGATAAGAACCGTGCCGAAGAAGTCGAGATGTACGAAGCATGGGCACAAAACAGGGGGATCGACCCGTGAGCATCATCTTCCATGACTCTGAGATCGACGCCGAGCCCGCCGATCCTGTGAAGGTTAAGGTGCTTGGCTGGCTGGCTGACCTGTTCATTCTGCTGCTGGCGGGATGGTTCTGCATCTTTATCTTTTGGAGCTGCATATCGTGAACTGCAAACCCGGTGACCTGGCGATCGTGATCCACACGACGCCAAGCTTCCGCGAGTTCCTTGGTCATATCGTACGAGTCAAGGACCTAGCCCTAACCAAGCGAGGGAACATGGCTTGGCAGACCGATCCGCAGTTCGTCAAGGACGGGACAGTGGTGCTCGCCAATGACGAGTGCCTGCGCCCGATCCGCTGGAGCGGCGATCGCGACGAGATTATCGTCCGCGTTGGCAAGCCGGAGCGAGTATGAACACCACCACCAAGCGATTCCCTAGAACATTGGCAGAGGCTTTCCCGTCTCAGTATCCTGGCAGCATTTACTTCGACATGAGTATCCGGGCGATCTTCTGGCGTTGGGTGAGGAGGGCGCTGAATGTCTAAATGGCATCAAGGACCACCACCAAGCATCGGTTGGTGGCCGACGATTACGCTGTATCAAACCTATATGTTCTATAGGTGGTGGGATGGTAAATGTTGGTCACGTCCGGTGGGAGGTTATAGGAATAAAACCGAGGCAGGCATCTTTGCAAAGTCTAAATCTGAGCATGGAACCGGCATCATTATGTGGTCACAACGACCGAAGAATTGGCCCGCTAGGAGCAAGACATGATTGAGCGCAAGCACCAGAAGCCCGAGCTGATCCCGCTCTCCGAGGACGGCTCCTGTATCGCCGCTGCCTATGTCGAGGGCTGGCTCGCCAAGGAGGCCAAAGGACTGCTGACCACGGAGGAGCATGTGCTAGTCACACCTTGGGGAACCTATCCGCGCAAGTTCGTGCGCTGTTCTACCAGAATCGGCTCGGTGCTTGCTGCGACCGTGACAGGCACGATCTACGACGCCGCCACGGGACTGAGCATGACCTCGCCGCTGAGGATCAAGACGTGAACCACATCTCAGCGAATCTAGGTCCAGACTGGACCGAACAACACCAGGAAGAAACAATGACTGACCTACTGAATATCAACGTCAACGATCACATCGAAAAGAAAAACGGGCTCACATACCTTTCATGGGCTTGGGCGTGGGCTGAAGTGCTCAAGATCGACCCGGACGCGCAATGGTCGGCCAACGAATACGGCCCCGGTCTGCTTCCTTGCTGCTTCCTGCCTGACGGCACAGCCATCGTGCGTGTCAGCGTGTTTATCAAGGACAAGCACAAGAGCGCCATTCTTCCGGTCATGGATTACCGCAACAAAGCCATCAAGAACCCCGACGCTTTCGCCATTAATACAGCCATCATGCGATGCCTGGCAAAGGCTATCGCCATGCACGGGCTGGGCTTGTATATCTACGCGGGCGAGGACTTTCCGGAAGGCGAGGAGTCGAAGGAAAACGGCATTTCCAAGGACTTCACCGTTAGCCCGACCGAGGAAGCCTTCAAGAACCTACAGCCTGAGATACAGACACTGCTCCGCAAAGCTGCCCCGAAGATCGCCGCAGCCATGCCCGAGATCGGCACGGTGATGGAGCGTTATCAGTGGGTCATCGACAACTACGATCCTGAGATGCGCCAAGACATCGAGGCTGGCTTGTTCTATCTACTTGACTCTAAAACACGCGCCGCTATCAAGGCAGCACAGAAGGAACCCGCATGAACAAGAGCACATTAGAGCAGGGAGACATCATGCAACTTAGCCCGTTCGACACACGAAACAAGGCTTTCGCAGGATGCCTATTTATTGTGAGCGAGCCGAAGGCTTTCGGAGCTCAAGGATATGTGCAAGGGCTTGGCGATGATCGCGAAACTCCAGCGGGGCAGGCATATTACAGGGCGCATTGGGATGAAATGGAGCCTACCGGCGGCAAAGCAGTATGGGTCGCATATTCTCAACAGGAGCAAGAATGAAAATCATCATTGACCGCTTCGAGACTCGTTTCCTGCCAAATGGCAACGAGGTTAAGAGCTTCAACCTTCAGTTGGCGAACGGCCCCGAACCATTCTTGACCATCTTTGGCTGCAAACTGATGGGCGGCAGCAAAGGCCCGTGGGTGAGTTTCCCTGCCCGTAAGTCTGACGATGGAAAATGGTGGAACCACTGCAAGGCGAGCGAGGCTTTCCAAGCCGCGATCCTCGCCGAGATCGAAAAGATGCCGAAGACTCTCTCGGAACGCAAAGCAAGAGGTCAGTCTGAGCCGCCAACCGACGATAGCGATTTGCCGTGGTAAAGCCAATCGACCCCCAAGCCGCCATCGAGCAGATGTGGAAGACTTCCCCAGCTCTAGCGAAAGCGAAATCCGAGCGTGTGTATCTTGAGGAATACCGCAAGTCGCTCAAGGCTCTACTGATGAAAGCCTGCAAAGAACAATCTGCCGTAGCCCAAGAGAGGGAGGCTTACGCCGATCCACAATATCTGGAGCACTTGAAGGCGCTCCGGGTCGCGGTGGAGGAGGAGGAGACCTTGAAGTGGCGCATGGTGACCTACGAGGCTGCGGTCGAAGTGTGGCGCTCTCAGGAAGCGTCTAATCGGGCTACGGACAGGGCTACGCGATGAGCGACACATATCACACACTCACAGTAGTTTTGGAACAAGATATCACTGTGGAAAGCGCCACGGCACTGATGCACGCCATTGGCCAAATGCGCGGCATATTAAAGGTCTCAGGCCATGTCGCCGACATTACTTCTCATATGGCTGAGGAGCGCGCTCATCGAGAACTCGCGGAAAAACTTTGGACTATACTTTGCCAAAAGAATGACCGTTAATGCTATGAACCAGTCCTACACCAAAGCCGAGCGCGCCCACCTTGAGCGGGTCAAGTCTTTGCCGTGCTCGGTATGCGGCGTTTTTGCCCAAGGCGAGGCGCACCATATCAAGCAGGACCAGCCATACACGGTTATTGCCCTATGCCCAGAGTGTCACCGTGGGGCGTTCAATGGCTGGCATGGTCAGCGCAGAGTATGGAAACTACGCAAACTCGATGAGTTGAGCGCGCTCAATATCACGATCAAACGATTGATGGAGCAAGCATGAGTGAGCTGATTCAGAGACTACGCGGCTATAACCCGCCCGACAGGACAATTGACGAGCAGCGACAAATCGCGGTAGACCTGCGTGAAGCCGCCGACGAGATCGAGCGCCTACGCGCCGAGAACGCGCGTCTTTCTCTAAACGCAGCCATTGACAAGCAGGCTCTGGATAGCTTGCGCGCCGAGAACGAGGAGCTGCGCAAGGATGCGGGGCGGTATCGGTGGCTTCGGGACGTTGGCGATGAAACGTGGATCCCGCTTGGGAAACGCCCTAACGTCAGATTTACGCACGAAATTGACGCTGCCATTGACAAAGCGAGGAAGACGTGACCGAAAGCGATTCGCCAGCACCGTCTAGCGCGCAATCAGGAGCAAGTCAGATGCTTCCTGACGACCTTTTTCTTGACGGGCTTCTTGACCCTATCGACACGCGCGACAGGTGGACTCGGGCACACTGCCGGCTGGTTGCTGACCAACTGAGCCTTTGCACGGTCTACACTGTCGCCATGCACGAGCCCACGAGATGGCCCCCGATCGCTAGGCCCCACGCTGTGACCAGGGCCTGCCGCTGGGCTTGGTCCTGGGCTGCCGTGGCTGCCGACATGGCCGTGATCGGCATGGCCGTGATCGCCTTTGCCGTGGCCACCGTGGCCCATGCCGTGGCCGCCCGCATAAGCGGGAAGCGCAAGGGCGAGGAGTAGCGCTAGTTTCACGCAGCCGGCGTATTCGCAGTCACAGCCGCAGCCAGAGCCGCAGTCTGACCAGCGATGTCAGCCGATAGAGCAGTCAAAGCCGCAGGATCACCCGAGGCGATCGCAGCGTCGAGTTGAGCCTTGAGCCCGTTGAGCAGGGTGATCGCCGAAGCGATGACGGTATCTTCCGCAGCAACGGCGGCTTGAAGGTCGGTAAGTGCGCTCATGATTTTCCTTTGGTTGTCGAGGATTTCATACAGGATTGTACGGTTGGCGGGTAATAGGAACAGGTCGAGGATGTTCACTTGACTAGGGCTTCGTAGGCCCGCTCGCAGGCGTGCCCGGCGATCCCGCGCTCATCGGCGATTTGAGCATAGCGTCGAGCAAGCTCTGTAACTTGCCCGAACACGTTGGCAAGCATTCCTTCGGGACTACTGGCTGCTGCGCCTGGGCTGGAAGCGGCGGCGGACGCACCACAACTAGCGAGGAGCTGGGAGTACCGCACCCGGAGCCGATCAGCGGCAGACTTAGCAGAATCGGCATCAGCCTGCGCATGGTCCCTCGCTTGCTGGGCTAGGCGAGCTACTTCCGCTTGCGCGGCGACTTGCCGTGCAGCTTCGGCACTCTGGGCGCTGGCGACGGCGGCACGCTCGGCGTCCCATCGCTGCTGGACTGAGGCTGCTCCGAGGTTGCGCTCGTACTTGACGAACGCGGCGAGCCCGAGGCCCACACCCAGAATGAGTGCCACCAGTGCGATAAGTCTGGCTTCCACATTATTGCAAGGCCGCTGCCTGCGCCTTCAACGCTTCAACCGCTGCTTTCCTGACCGCCGCTTGTTGGGCGGCTTGGCTGGTGAGCGAGGCGTCGAGGTCAAGGTGCGCAAGTTCGTTGAGCGCCTTCGTGGCCGTCTGAATAAGACGAGTCTCCAGTGTCGCCCGAAACCTGGCGTACCAGTTACCGATCAGAGCCCCCACGGCTAAAGCAATCAGGACAGCGATAACGGCGAATTCAGTCATGGTTTCTCCTAAGGGTAGAAGCAGCGGCGCCCTGATTTAGGGGGAACGCTCTGCACATGCGACCATGATTTTGTCGCGGCTGGGTGTTCCATCCACAGACCAATCGCGGCTAGGGTGCCTTGACCCTTCTCGCTCAGGAGCCAATCATCAAGTAACCCGTCCGGGTCATACAGGTCGATGGCTTGTCCGGTCATGTGCTTGCTGTTGGGCGCTGCGTTGGGCACGGTGCAATTGTAAGACGGCGGACGCCAGCCACTTGTAAGCAATGAACCAGTCGCCGGGTTCTTGGGCGTGATGATGCCAAATAGCGCCGCCGTGTCGAGCAGTTGCTGGGCTAGGGCGATCATGCGCTGGGCGTTAGTCTCGATGGCCGGCGTCATCTCGGTAGGACAGGTAGCGTCTCTACCCATCCAATATTCTTCGAGTGTAATCACGTCAGGCCGGCGGAAGTTGAGAATCCCGCGCAGCCAGTAGCTCATTCTTGTCAGCACTGCCCTTGCTCGATCCGAAGTAGTAATTGATGATGTTCCCGAAAGCTGCTGCCAGTGCTCCGATCAAGATCAGAAGTGCGTCGCGCATGTTCGCCATGACGTCCTGTCGCATCACCAGCCAGATACACCCGAAGAATGCAACCACTACGGCAATCGCCAACAGGGACTGCATGAAACCGAGTCGCTTGAGTTTGTCCATCAGTGCTTTCCGTTTCCGATCTTGAGTTCTACCGCACCGATACGCTCGTTCTGCTTTTCGTTCACTTCACGGTTGAACTGTAGATTCTGAAGCACGATGTTCTGCCTCTCCTCGATGATCGTGACCCGGTGCTCCATGTTCTTCACGTATTCCTGAAAGACACTTCCTTGCCGTTTCTGTTCCTCGATGAAGCTGAACGTGGCGTTACCGATGATCCAGGCTACTAATGAGAGCAGGATAGACCACAGGGCGAACGATACTCCTGCGATGCGATACCAAAACTCGCGCTTACTGAGTGTCCTGTGCTCCGAGGCTGTATCCATGAAGTCAGTTTCAGGCATTTCATGGTTCCTAGCCTACTGTAATGTGTGACGTATTCACTGTTCTATGTGTTGACTACTGCCGTCAGGTAGTAGACCGATCCGTCGGACCGGAACGTGTAGGTACTCTTGGAACTGGCCGCTGCATTGGGGGCTGGAATGGTTGGCTTCGATGAAAACGCTCCCGTGGCCCCCCAAGTGATCGTGTATCCACCTACGCCATTCTGGCTCACGACCATCGTTACTTCGTCATTCTGCTTGGTCACACCGATCATATAGATGCCGTTACCGACGTTAGAAGTCAGCGTGACAAACATCAAATTGCAGAATCTAGGCACGTTGAATCCGCCGCCCGTGATGGATGACAGGGTATAGACCCCATCAAGCGTGACATTCGTACCTGTATCGTCAATCAGGAACCTTCCTGATGCCTGGATACAGTTACTAAACAATAAAGATTCTTTGTTGAACGTGTTGGATGCTACCTCTACATCGCTGAAAAATACACAATTCCAGAACGAGTATGGAATTTGTAGGCTGGTGCCCTTGTCGATGTAGACCGACCTATTAGCAGTGTTTGCGGTGTACGACCGACAATTCGTGAACGTAAACGGGTTCCCAGACGTCGTGCTAGTGACTCCGTAATAAAGACCTCCTTGGCCTTCCTGCCAGAAACCAATGACCGTAAGACCAAATGCGCCCCCCGTTGTTGAGTATGGGCTGGAATCCACTGCCTTGTTTTTGATGGCAAATCCTGAACTCGGGACACCTCCCACAACCGTCATGCCCCCCGACTGGCAGTTCAACAGCATTGTTTGCTGACCGCCGTGATCGAACCAGAACGCATTCAGCGTATTCTGAGGGGATACAGCATCGTCCAGGTACACCATCACGGTGTCCATCATCTGTTGATCAGCGTTCCATTCATTGATATGGATACCTGACCTGGCGCACCCCGTGAATGTCAGGTTCCTGAAGACATTCCCAAAGAACTGACGATCACCGGGGTTGGCGGTCGGGTTACCGTCCTCGCCCACAATGATCCCGTCAGCTTTTGCGTAGACGATGGTGCAGTTCTCAACGATGTTCTTGACGGAGGAACCTGCTTGTACGCTAGAGTAGAACTGCAACCCATAGCCAGCCTTGTAATCGCAGTTGATGGAAATGCCCTTCCACACCACACCGCTAGCTTGATTGAACTTGACTACTGCGGTAGTGGCTGAAGTCGCCCCCGCCCAGGTCAGTACGGTCCTGAACCCGCTATTGAAGAAACCTCGAACACCGTCGTAACCACCGGCACCTATCAACTGCGCACCAAATAGACCCGTAGGAGGAATTAGCGTGCTGGTGATCTTGTAATTGCCTGGCGGAAAGTACAGAGACAAATGTCCGCTGGCAGACATTGCCGACATTGCCGCCTGCACGGCCGAAGTGACGTCTTTCGCTAACGTCCCGTTCTGTACGTCTGCGATCTCCGCCGACGTCATGTAGTCAAAAACGCTGATTACCTGGGCGAGCTTTGCACCGACGGTACCAGCGACATACGTGCTAGACACCGAATACCCGATCAGGCCGGCGCCTTTAGATCCCGGTGTCGTCAAAGCAAGATCGGCTCGCAGCGTATCCGCTACGCCTAGGGTCTCTGGTTGGTTGAGCCTCTCAGGCCCCCAAATCACGACATCATTGGCATCCTTGAGTACAACGTCATAATCACCCGTCCAATAGATCGCCGCTTCTCCTCGCGTATCTAGGATGATTGGATTCGTATTGGCTACGCTGGCTGCATAGGTCGTATAGGTGTCCTTTGGTGTAGAGGTCCCCGGGACGTAGGTGTAGACCTTGCCACCGACGAGGGGGAGTCCTTCCGTCGTTGCAAAGTAGTTCTTGCCGTTAGGTAATATGACCCCAGACATGCGTTATCCGTTCATAAGACGACATAGGTAAAAGTGAACGTGAAATCATGCGATACCGTGGAATTGGAAAGCCACTCCACTGCCGCACGATTATTGGTGATATCGGCTTCGATAGCCGCAAATTCACCCACGAAAGATGCTGCTGTTCCTGCCAGTTGGTTCGTAGATGCCAGATCAGACGCGACCGGCAAAGATATGTCCACGCGCGTATTGGCACTGGCCGCGGCGGTCGTATCTACGCCGAACCGACCCGACACCGTGACGACTTTTCCCACACGGATGTACTGACAGACCTTTGCCGACGACAGTGAGTCCACATTGCTGACAGCGGTCAGGGTAGGGGTGTAGAGATCCCCAATCACCCGACCGTCAGGATTGACGTTGAACGTGGGGACTACGTTGAAGAACGTCGCCGCACCAAACGTCACCGCTGCGTTGTGAGTCTGGGTACCGATCCAGGTGTGATTTCCAGTATGGGTAGGATTATTCGGCCAATAGACCGTAGCCGGATTGATCGTTAGGAAATCTACCGACGAGTCACCCAGGATCGTGTTGCCGTTGATGGTGACGTTATTAGCAAACGTATGGTTCCCGGTATGCGTCGGGTTACCGCTCCATGTCACCGTCGTATTGGTGATCGTCAGCGTACCAGCCAAGGTCGCATTGGTGAACGTCTGGTCATGGGTGACGTCTTGGACGTTATCCACCGTCCACATCAGGACGTCATTGGCATCGGTCAGGACGAATTTGTACGAGCCACTCAGCCAGACGTCGGCCTGCCCCATCGTGTCCAGAATGACCGGGTTGGCATTGGCCGCACCAAGGGTCGAACTGGTGTAGGTGTCCTTGGGGGTGCTCGTGCCGGCGATGTAGCTGTAGAGCTTCCCGCCCACTAACGGCACAGACGCACCATCAGCATCCAGACCGAAGGCCGTGAATTTGGGGGATGGGATGACTTGGCTCATGGCGCAGTCGCCGCAACGACAAGTGGGTTACGAGCAGCCGCAAGCAACTGGGCAAGTTGTGACTTCCCTGCCGGGGTAAGCGTAGACATGACGTCGGCATACTTCGACGGGTCTTGCATCAGTTCCATCATGGCAGATTCGACTTTTGGATTCGCGCGCTTGCCAAGGTTTCTAAGGATGAAATTGGTCAGCATTACAGGTCTGGATAGCATGTTTGCGACTTGTGGAGTCACATCTCCCGTCATGTCTGACGCACTACCTATCGTTGTTGGTTGAAGCGGCTTCTTCGCTAGTGCCTGACGTTCCAACATGGCATTGATAGGCTTGGTAGCAGCCTCGAAACCCGCATTGGCTTTTGCGTATGCGTCATTATGGCTGCTTATCCAGTTCACCAAGTCATTTTTAACTTTAGTGACAGCAAGGATTGTTTGTTTGCTAGCCGATGGCATACCTGATACCGCGAGCCCTTCAGAGTTCTTCAGTTTTGTATCAAGCCCCTTCTTGATGGCATCAAGAATCCTAGTTGTGTCATTCTCTGCTGTATATCCAAACGTCTTCACAATGTCCTGTACATCAGGCATCACTTCCTTGATGTAAGGATTCTCAAGAATCTTCGCTAACTCCAATTTGTCAACAGACGTTATAGGACCACCAGCACTCAGATCAATAGCCTTCGGAGCAAAGGCCGCGGCGTAGGCTGGATCTGCGGCTGCTTTCCTGGCAGCATAGGCTAGATCAACCACGTTTTTTTGATCTATAGTTCTTTGATATGCCTTGGTGGAGGCGCCGCCGGGTTGCTTACCGATTAGGTCGTAGATTCTGGAAACTGCCGTTCCCTCTGGGATCATTGCCTGTTCAGTCTTGCCCGTCGCCAAGTTCACCGTCGGCTGCACCATCGCCTCTGGCGTCGTTATTGGATACCCAGCAAGTTGTGGCTTGGCACTTCGAGCAGCCTGGATTGTTGCTGGGATATTTGCCTCTCCAACTGTATCGCCAATAAAATTTCGAGCAATCCGCACTGCGCCTGCATCGCCGGTCAGGAGATTGATCGTCGGCTGGATCACTCCACGGTTCAACTTGTTAACTGCACCACCGACAAGTGTTCCGACGGCTGGAATAGCACCGCCAACCAGTGCCCCGGTTGCTGCTTCGTCTGGGTTGATAAGACCCGCTGCTGCTCCACCGGCCAAAGCATTCTTGGCAACGTTTGTCGCGTAGCCCACTGCCCCCGATCCGGGGACAAAGCGAGAGAACGGGATGCCCGCAGTTCCGGCTACACCTACCGCCACGCCACCCGTTTTGTAAGCTAGCGAATTGGGGTCTGCGCCTAGCGACTCAGTTGCGTCCCTGAGGACATTCCTATCAACAACAGGACCCGGTATATCCTGGCCCGTCATCCGTCGATAGACCGAGTACGGATTGATGTTGTTGACGCCCTCTAGGATCGTCGCGCCGATGTTGCCTGCCGTGTTCAGTCCACCATAGGCCAGATCGGTCATGGTGCGCATCAGAGGAGGTAGTTTGTCCTCTTGCTTGGTTGTGACTGTCGTCTTGCCGCCATATTGCTTCGCCAGTGCCTCATAGTCTACGGGCGCGGACGAGGTTTCTCCACCGTATTGCTTGGCAAGTGCTTCGTAGTCCACTTACAAACCTGCCGCTTTCTTGAATGCTGCTAGAGCTTCTGGTGTCGGAAACGTATGCGTGTTTCCATCAGGCGTCGTGACGGAATATCTAGTTGTCGCTGGCGTTGCCTCGGACGTACCACTAGTAGACTTTCCACGCTGCCTGGCAGCTTCCGCATCCAAATTTTCTTTGGTCTGGGCACGTTTCCGCAACGCTTCTTCAAACCCATTCAATGCTTCCAACGTTGACTTGATATCCTTCGTCGGATCACCTAGTGTGCTCATCCAACGCTTCATGTCGGCATTACTGTCCATTTCACGGGTGCCCGTACCAAATGCAGACTTGATCTGCCCGAGTACCAACGGACGTTCCGCGTTGATGAGGTTACGAGCACTCTGCTCAGGTGATCCAATAATGCTTCCGGCAAGTTGGCCTGGCGCAGATGACCGAACAAACGCTAGGGAATTTTCTAGCGTCGTCTGATTTGGATCTGTGATTCCCTTGCTTCCCTGCAATACGGTGTAGGCAGACTTGAGCCTGTTGATGATGTTCAATGCTGAATCGAGTCCAGCCTGCGCCTGAGTCTGTTTAGCTAACGCTTCTGGCGTCTTTCCTACATCACCAAGGTAATACTGGGATCTATCCTTTGTCGAAAGTAGATTCCTGTTAACCCATATCAACTTAGTAGCATCTTCTGGATCAACCATCTGCATCGGTTCAACTGCTACCGGCTTCGGCCCTACTGCACCAGGCAATGCTTGAGGATACCTGCCAGCCGCTAGGGATGAAGTTGGTGGAGCAGCCTGCGCCGGCGCCCCCATTGTGGGAGCCGATGGAGCCGTTCCAAGTTGCTCCCGTTGCGCCCTTAACCGACTGATCTCACGTAATGCTGCTTGTTGCTCGTCAGGATTCATCTTAGGAATTTCTCCACTGATGATCCTTATCTGCTCTTCGATAGAGCTAGGCGTCCTAGCATTACCAACGATCGCACTCTGTGCTTCGGGGCGTGCGTTGAATGCGGCTTGGTCGGCTGCTACTTGTGGCGATGGCGGCGGGGTTCCTCCCGCCGCCGGTGGAGGTTGACCCGCACTTTCCCAATAGGCAGGACGCGCTGCACCACTATACGGCTGGACGGTAATGACGCCCTGATCCGTCGCTAGAGCTTGGGGTGGCGTGGTAAGTTGTTTAGCCGTCACCCACTTCTGATTGATTACCCAATTTCCACTGCTATCTTGAACTAGCGGCCTGTTAGCATTCTCTGCGGCGAGTTGTCTATTCTGCCGATCAAGTTCACGTTTGTCCTTCTCGGCAATCAACCATTGACCAACCCTGTCTTGGTACTGTTTGATTCCTTCTGGGCCTTTTTGTGCAGCTTGACCAAGACCATTCAACAAAGTCATCGCCACATCATCAGGAAGATCACCCTGCTTGCGATACCTGGAAATAATGTCAACGATATCAAGAGGACTCGACGCGCTCGTAATTTCCTTGTGTGCTTGGTTGATCTTGGAAATTCCAAGGTTGTACTTCTTCTCATCGGCGGTAATGTCTTCGACCTTCGACTGAGATAACCTCTGTTTCGTCTGTGCGAAGGTGTCTAGGAACTTTATAGCCTCAGGACCGCCAGCAGCCATGATCTGCTGCTGATGTGCTGGGTTATTGGGATCTAGACCTTGCTGTAGCAGGTTCTGCACGGCCATCTGACGCGCATTGGCTTGCTGCGCTTGCTGAAAAGCAAGAGCGTTTGCCTGCAACGTCTGCCGACCCAGATCGTTCTTGAGGTAATCGTTCTGGTAGTCCAGCACACTCCTCACAGGAGGAGTGCTATACATGCTGATATCAATGGGCATGATCTACCTCATCCGTACCAAGGGTCGCTAGGCGTACCGCCAAATCCTCTCAACCAAGGGTCAGGCGTACCAATAGGAAGGCGTCCAATCTGGGCGATGCCTTGATTAAGCGCGTTGCCCCAGATGTTGCCTTGCGCCACTGTAGACGCCGCTCCAGCGTTTGCTGCTCCGAGCATGTTGCTTCCGGCTTGGTTGGCGTAGTTCTGGCCCGCACCAATCGTCTGTTGCAGTGCAGCAGGACCGAACCCAGCCTGACGATAGATCGGGTCCAGCGTTGCGTTCCTCTCGGCCATCGCTCGGTCGAATGCGCTTTGGTACTCCTGACTCGCCAGGCCGGAGTTGAATCTGGCCGCAGATTTCAAAGCCCCGCCACCGTAGCCGTGGTTGGCGCCAAAGACGTCAACTGCCCGTTGCCCTTGTTGTTGACGGAACTGGTATCCGGGGTCTTGCGTCAAGTCTCCAGGCTGGAACTTGTACGGTCCCTGATTGATGATCCCGGTTAGTTTCTCTAGCGCCGCTTGACCTGCCTGACGCCACGGTGCCGTATCCTGGCGGGTCGTGTCGTATTGGTACTTTTGGAGGGCATTAGCGTCCTTGGCTGCCTGTGACTGCTGATCCGCAGCCGAACTCATCGCGTCGGCCTGCATGGACGACCCGATCAAATTGCCAGCAATACCAGCAATACCTAGCGTTAAGGGGTCAAGTCCCATGATTTACCTCGTATACACGTATTGTATTCCTGCGTTGCTCGACAACTCACCAAGGAATCTAAAGCCCAACATCTTCAAGAATTTGATGTGCTTCTTGCACCCTTTGGGTTCGTTCAGTGCATAAACAGGACCACTAACAATCTTCTTCAGCGCATCAGCATCGCGCTTTATAGACTTTGCCGCTGTCGGAGACCAATGTCTTACGTCGCAATGAACCCACGTTTCCCCGTTTAGATCCTGAAAGTAGATCGTGTAATCCTCTCTTTCGACGACGGGTACTTTGTATGTCATACCGCTATACCATTGGCAATGAGAGCAGATCGCATCTGGTTCACCAGAGCTTGAAGGTCGTTAATCATGGTCTGCTCGGTGCCCGTATAGGCGCCACCAGCCGCCCCGGCCACCGCTGCGTTGACGGTGTAGGCTCCTTGGGGAGTCTTTCCATTACACCCGAACTTGTTGGTCGCAACATCCCCTGTAAAGGTGTAGTTCAGCGTCAGGTCGAGCGCTGGAGCAGCATCGCTGCGCATGAAAGTCGCTGCGGTTCCATTGACCTGCGAAGTGCCTACCTTCGCTGATGGATTGGCCCCAACCGGGTAATCAGGTACGGCAAAGGTCCCGTCGTCCCGCAGGAACGTAGTAGCGCTTCCGCCACCCCCTAGACTGCCAGCCGGGATCGTTCCCTGGGCCGCTCCACAGAACAGAGCAATAGCCCGCATCCAGCCCTCCGCCAACTGGGTCGGAGATCCATTAGCGTCCACGAAGGGGACGTTAGGGGGGAAGAGACGGACGCGGACAGCCATTACTGGGCAAACGCTCCGGTGATGTTCCTTCGCACGGGGTCCGTGATCGTCACTTCAAAGACCACCCTCAGACCGCCTCCTACCCGGTTCCAGATACAGCGCGTGCTGTACTCCCCGATCCGACCGAATGACCGCCAGAGCGCATTGCTCCACGTCATTCCTCCGTCTCGGGACCAGCGGAGCATGGCCTGCGGCTCTTCACCCTGACCGGTAGTCGTTCCGAAACCCGTATCCATGTCAAGTTGCACCGTCATCGTCTTGATCTGCTCGAATCCGGCAAACATGCACGGGAACGCCCGGATACTGGGCATCGGGTTGCCGTTGTCCGAGTACGTGTTCAGGTCGTATTGGTAGACGTTCCCGTTCTCCCAATCCCCGACCAGGTGTTTGCCCGCAAAGTAGAGATGGCACCTTGGGCGGATGCGTCTCAACTCTCCTGACGGGTGCAACCAGGCCCGTTGATGCCACTTCCCGGTCGTAATGTCGTACACCCATGTTTCATTCCCTGAGTTGGACGAAAGTACGTAGAAAGCGTGCCCTTCCTGAGAGTAAGTGAACGCTTCGGCATCACTGATCGTGGGCCATTTGTTGATGGCAAACTCGATCGCTGGGGTAGAGATACGCTTCGGTGAACCGCCTTCCAGGGTCCAGACTGCCCCGACTCCGCTCTCATCGCCGCCAAGGAAGAAGATCGCATCCAATTCCGCAATCGAGTGCTTGGCAATAGTGCCGACTTCAAAGACACCGCCGTCGATCCGGTTGAACGGAGAATCGACGTTATCCGTCAGATACCAAGGCTCAATAGACTTGGTGCCAAAGAAGTACGCCGTCCGGCGCGAAGTCCTACATCCAACCAGGACGTCACTGGCACTATTGGTCTGCTCGATGTTCAACTCATCCAGGATAAACCCGTCCGATTCGAACATGTAGAAAAAGCGGTTTTCGTCGTTCCTGGACAGGATGAAATACGATCCGATCGTATCCACCATGCCGATGTTGTCTCGGACGAAGGTGCTTACCGTACCATCTAGCGTTACTCCCCAGCACGACCCAGAACTGGCGATGAGCATCCTCTGGCCGTTCCAAGCCATGTGAACAGGGGTGGCATCGTCAGGAACCGTACCGATCTGCGTAGTTGCCCCTCCTAAGGTCACTTTGAAGACCTTTGGACCGCAGACCATCACGGCGGTAGAGGCGTCCACTAGATACATACCCCTCATCCCGCCGCCCGTTAGGGTTAACCACGGGGCAGTGAGTCCAGGCGTCCCAACGAGATAGGCCTGGTCCTTGCCAGATCCTCCTTCCAGCATCCAGTTGATACACCGGCTAGATGCGAAATTCGGGCTTCTGGCTGAGTAGGCGTCCCCAATGAACGGGATCGGCTTCACTTACCCCCCCGACAGAAGATCGTAGACGCTGCTGTGTTTGGTGTCGCTCGGGTAGGCCATGTCCAACTCAGGAACCCTCTGGTTCTGACGTTTGACGGCCCTCTGAGCGGTGGCGGCTTGCTGGAGCAGGTACGGACTCGGCGTGATCGAGAAGTCAGGGGCAATATCTATCGCCAACGCCAACTCGATAGCCCTTTGGTATCCGTCCGGGAAGAGGTAGGAGGTATAGAGGTCTTCCGCTCTGCCGCCCTCTTCCGGGGTCATCAGGTGAACCTCGACGTCTCCACCCACCGGGGGCCAGAAGTAGAGATTACCCGTAGGGGTTTCCCCGTCGTAATAGACGATGGACGGAGCTAGGGCGTTGTAAGCCGACTTCAGGCCGATCAGGTTGTATTCGGTCTGAGTTGCTGGATTCAGTCTGTAATCGACGTTGTTGATCCGCGTGAACGACCCCAAAAGGACCTTGATGGGCCTCATCAGGTCCACCTGTTGCAGCGGCCCAATGGTCATCGTCGTGGTATTGGCCGGAAGGGTAAACACCGTTTCGGTAATCGTGTAGGCAAACATGCCCTCCGCTTCCCAGGCACTCACCAGGGAATTGAGACGGGCAAGACAGGTCGCCGCGTCTTCCGCCGCGACGGTTTCCCCTGCCGCTAGAACCTGAATGCGTCCTAGCGCCGATTCGATGAGGTCTAGGGCGCTGACAGGCATTTAGCGTTTCTTCCAGCCTTTGGGCGAAGCGGGAATCTCCGCAGGTTCACCCATTGTAGGGATTTCCACTTCTTCGATGACTTCAGCCACCGGGATCGGGGCGACGCCCTTTTTCTTGGGAGCATGGGACTCGTCCACCCAGCCCCTCGAACGGTGCCAAGTCTCTTCCGTCGGATTATAGACGTGAGTGAACCCGTGGTCAGGATGATATAGACGCTTCATTTTAGGTTGATGAGTACGTTGAAGGCCACATTACCGGCAGAGGCGATAGAACTCTGCACGACTCGAATACCAGTACCTGGATTGACTGTGACACCAAAAGGTAAATCGTTGTCCACCAGATCGTTATGCGGGTTATAGGCGGCCGAATTGGTTTCCTCGCCAAACACGCTCATGTAGGACAACACTGCTCCCGCTGTACCTCCTCCGGTAGGCGTCAATCGGGCGCTTACCAAGGACGTTGGAAACAACTGGGAACCGGTCATGTCGGAGAAGGTACAAGCCGTCAGGGACGTGCCTTCAATGGTCGCTGCGGTACCGCCGGTTCCAACCGCCGTCGTGCGCGTCAAGAATAGGTCGATACCGACGACACCAGACACCGCTGTAGAGCCAACAACGATGGGGTTGCAGGACATGACCTGTACCACCACACCGGAAGCTGCTGTGTTCCAAAGATCGAAATAGACCAAATTGGCGCCTACAGCCTGACCGGGAACGAATAGCTTATACATTGGTTAGCCTCTTTGGGTCGTTGCTCCCACCCGGCTGGCGCAGGAGAAATTCGTGGAAGTTGCCAGGATAGGGCTTGTCGCCCATCCAGTGCGTGATAGTAATGTCAGGCTTGATCCACAGGTCACCACATCGCTCTCGCCACCGCCGGCAGAACGAGTAGTCCTCGCCCCACCACAGACGCTCGTGGACTCCATGATTGAACAAGTCCACGCTCTGACGATATCTGGGTCCGTAGCACAGCTCGGGCCACTTATCCATGAACATATCGACGGCCTCTTTGGTGATCTTCAGGAACCCTGCGGGGGCTACAGACCCCTTGACGCAGCCGTCAGCACGGACGATAGGGGTCCCATCGGGCCCAGAAAACACAGTACCCATGTACTGCTCTTCATCCACCTTGCAGCGGTACGTCCCCGCAACGACGTCGCCTTCCGTCTCGATCAGTTCAAGAAGATGTTTCGGCTTCCACTCAAGATCGTAGTCAAGAAATACGATTACGTCGGCCTGGTTATCCATTGCCTTGCGGAGCATCTTGGCTCTCGCGCCGGAGATATACGGGTTGTTGATCTCCTGGACTAGAAGCTCATCCCATCCCGCCTCTTTGACGTAGGGGATAGAACGCTCCAGAGCATCTATGAACGCTGGGTATGGCCGATTGACGATGGGAACGCAGAACACGACCTTTTTGGGTGTGACCTTGGGCTTTTCCTCGTCGTCGAATCCGTACATCATTTGATGCCAATTCCCATGAGTTGATAGCAGGGCAATCTCTTCATTATCGTCGTGAACCCTACTTCTTCCATCACTCGTTTCAATGTGGCTTCGACAAACCCCGAGTGATGCGCCATGTAGGGAAATTCTGCCAGTCTTCCAGAATCACCATAGAACAAGTGAAGACCGGACATGCAGATTTCCGGGATCATCTCTTCTGTGGGTTTGGCATCCTGAAGATCAGGAACCTGGATGATCGCGTGCCCACCAGGGGCCAGCACACGATGAAATTCTTGAAGTGCCTTGAGCACTTCGTGGGGATAAAGATGCTCCAGAGCGTTATTACACGCCACGGCATCGAACGGACCTATGTCACCCAGTTCCGTCATAGACCCCACTACATCGGGTTCGGTCCGTGGATCAATGTCTAATCTCACCACGGACCACCCTTGCTCGGTCCATTGCGGGCCTTCGGCACCACAGCCCGCAATAAGAACCGTTCTCACGTCACGCCGCGCCTTTCCACAGACCCAGGCCCGTCAACGTGGCTGCAACTTCGGCGCAGAACGCCGCCAAATTGCTGGTCACGCTGATGAACGACTGGGCGGAAACGACGGACGCTGCTTGAACAGAACTTGCCCGCTGGGTAGCGGGGGTCGTTCCGTAAAAGCCTACGCTACTGCCGCTCGCAGTACCGAGCGTGCTGACGCCGGAAATCGTTCCACCGTCAATGTCTGCGGTACTGTTTGCAACCCCGAGGCTACGTCCCATGTCAACCCCTTGTTGGTTATGCGACGCCCTTCCAGAGACCCAGACCAGTCAGGGTTGCCGCCACTTCGGCGCAGAATGCCGCCAAGTTGGAAGTAACGCTGATGAAGGACTGAGCCGAAACGACCGAAGCCGCCTGGATCGAGCTGGCACGTTGCGTGGCCGGAGTGACACCGTAGAAACTGATTTTCTCGGTGGCCGATGCTCCCATAGTCGCCCCATCGGGCGAGTTATAGGTGACTTGTTCGACTGAAGGCATGTCAGATTCCTTTCGTCATCAGTTGGTGATACGGCAGGCCCATTCGGGACGCAGAGCAGCGAACCCGTACAGGATGTCGATACGCATCAACTGCTCGTCATTACGGATATCCGACGCTTGCCAGACACGCAACGACAGACCGTCTTGCGACCTACGCACACAACGAGCCGCGTCATCCATGATCGGCAAGTCAGCGGTCACGAATTGGAACGCCTCCTTGTGATACATGAGGTTCTGCGTATAGCTGGTGCTTGCTGCCCCGATGAACGTCACGACTTGCGAGTTGAAGTCCGTCAGAGCCAGTTTCGCACTGGTGGACTTGCAGACGTTCTGCTTTGCAGCGGTCGAGCCGCTCAGACCCAGATAGATTGCCGGCGCCACCGTGATCTGGTTAGCCGCCGGACTATCGAGAGCCGTCACGACAAACTGCTGAAGGTAGCCCAACGATTGCTTGGTTTCAGGGTGACAGGCATAGATACCCGCCACGGTGAAGACCTGCCCGACGTTCATTGCCGAAGTGGCAACCGTCGAGTGCATGTCCATCGTCGTGCCGCCGTCAGTGACCAGCGAAGCTCCATCCGTCGTGTTGCTGGTGACGTCCGCACCGTTCGTCATAGCCCACATGCGATCATTTTCATACCAGTCCGCCATGCCGGTACGCCCGATCATGCCTTCCCGATATTGTTCGCGGATCTGAGCCGAGTCTTGGAATAGACCCTTCAGACCGTTGACCAGACCGCCCATCGTCACCGAGTCCATCTGGACGTAGCGATTACCGTCCTTCGGAGCCAGGTTCTGATTCAGCTTCGCACGGGCTGCACCAGGGGCCGCAAGATCGACAGGAGGCGTACCTGCCGTGCCTACGGTGTTCCAGACGGCCTTGGTCGCATAAGCGATGAAGTCGCCTTCAATCGCCGACACGAGGACCTTGACCGCAGGCTCGATGTAGCGAGCACTGAAGTCATCGAGTTGCAGGGCCATTTCCGCGGAGTTGAACCGCATATCGACGTGATCCTGCGTCGCCAACGTGAAGTTGGTGTACGCCTCGTTCTGGTCCTGCACGTCCATAACGCGGGAGCCCGTCGTGCGAACGTACTGATTAGGCCTGCGAACTCGGAGGACCGAGCCGATCTTGGCACCAGAAACACCGTAACTAGAGTCGTACTGACGATCCGTAGTCCCGATGAAGGCGCATTGCTCATGGGCGATGCGGAGTGCCTCCCGCGTCACCATGTCAATGGTAAGTAGAGTGTTTGACACGTTGCTTTCCTAGTGTCAGTGCCTTTGTGCGATTTGGGCCCTTCGCCAGGCGGCGAACTCTCGGTCCGTCATCTTGCTAGGGTCTTTCATCGGCGTACCCGCTGGCTTTACAGGCTCAATGGGCTTCGGGGCACTGGAGGTTTTCGGTTTCGACGTTTCAGCCATTTCTCGCTCGATTCGATCAAGTCTGGTCGCCAACTTAGCCGGTGTCAGGTCCGCCAGATCACTCGCAATCTCCGGGTTCTTACCAAGGTAGTACAACAACTCGTGAGGCTTTTCGGATACTTCAAGGACAACTTCCATAAACCTGCTCGGCGCCCCACTAGGCAGGACGAAATCTCCCACTTCGGAAGACAAGTCCCTCAGTACAGGTAGATAGTCAGTGTGCTTGCTTAATCCTCTGCCAACGATTTCGTTGGACTTCTCGGTAAACCTGTCGATCCGGGAGATTTCCTTCGCCAGAGTTACAGGGTCCGTTAATGCGTGTGTTTCTTGGATATTGGCTAGGCTAGCTTCCTTCTGACTTAACTGCGCCTTCAACTGTTCGTTTTCGGCGCGAATGCGATAAATGTCAGCCGTCCGCTTATCAACCCGACGCTTCAACCTTTTTAGCTCTTTTGCAATCTCGTCTTCTGGCTCTTTGCCCTCTTCGGACTGCGCTGCTACAGGTTCAGCAACGGTTTCACTAACTGGTTCAACAGCAGTCTCAACTTTGGGTTGGACCTCAGACGTTTGCTTTTCGGCCTCAACGTCAGCAGAGGCAACTGGTTCTGTGCTCATCGTTCCCGATGTTCATACCGACAAACCCCGGTAAGTGGGTGCTAACAGTATATGACCTAGACTATCAGGAAGCAAGTGCTAATAGCAGTGCTAGATCCTCGTCGTCCTTGGCCTGCCCTTCGACCAGAGCGTTAATCTGCTCAAGGTTCAGGAGCATTTCATCCTGCTGCTGGTAAATCGCCCTCAACTGGGCCGTGATCTCTCGATCACGTTGTTCAGCCTGTCTTAGTACCTTCGCTCGTGCGATTCTTTGCTGCGCCGCAGCAAGTCTTGCGGTGATCTGTTCGGGCGTCTCAGGGACAGTTTCAGGCTCTTCCCTGCGAACCCGTTTCCGTCTGACGTATCCATACTCGGGCCAATAACCACCGCTGTAATGCTCTTCAGCGGTCTTCTTGGCGAATATCGTCAGTAGACCAGAGTCACCTTCCTGTACACCATTGATGACAATGGTGATGTTCGCACCCGTAACGCCCGCATGTTCCTGAAATGCATCAGGCTGGAAGGCATTAGGCTGGAAAGCCGTAGTCATTTACGGCAAGTCAGGGTCACGATCAGGTCGCGCCAAGCATTCGTGTAGTGGTTCATCCCGAACTGCTTGTATTCCCCGTTCCTCAATTCGAGGCTTTGATCCCAGCTGCCAGCAATCACATGGTCGAAGTGGCAGGTATAAGGAGCATGAGGGGCGTTGGCAGCACGCCAATCCTTGTGGAGATACAGTGGGTACCACTGGCTCATGGGGGGCCATTGATGCGTGGGGTCTCCGTAGGCGCATGAGTGGCTCCAATTGGGGGTGACGATCAGCGAGGTGGCATCTTTCTTCATCACCCGCCACAGATCGTTGAAGAACGAGATCCGCTCCGCGCCAGTAAGGTGCTCGACAAAGTGGCTCGACCGAACCTCGTCTACTGAGTCGTCTGGGTAAGGGATGCCTTTTCGGACGTCGTGGACGTGCTTTTGTCCGAAGTCGATGGCGTCGATGCCAATCCAGCCCTCGGGAGTCGTTTTGCCGCACCCAATGTCGAGACGGATGATCTCAGGGACTACTTCCCCTTGCGGGACTTCTACTTTGCGGAGGATCGAGCCTTTAGCCATGCTTCACCATGTCATGTCCGGTTGTCCAAACTTACCATCCAGGTCGTAATGTCCGACCATAACGGAGCAGTCCACGGCACATCGGTAGCCGTGCTTACGAGCATCGGACCAGAAGTAGAGATCTTGCGTAGAAACCCCTCCTTCGGTCTGTGTCTTGAACCAAGGCTTCCTGAGACCGGGATCACGGAACATATCGAGCCGCCAGAGGTTAAACCCCATCCCTGTGCCACAGCACTCGACCAGTTCACCGGGAATGGGAGGTTGTGGTCTGAAGTTGGTTGTGGCGTCCCGTGGATCTCCCCAAATCTGCGCATGTCCACCTTCACCCTTGAGCCAGTAAAGACCGCCGATGCAGTCATACTCGGGATGGTTCTCCATTCTTTCCAGTAGCTTGACAAGGCCGTCGGGTGGAACGATATTGTCATGTTCGATGGTCAGGATGTACTTGAACTTCGACAAATCCGGGTGAGCGAGGATGTTTTCGATCGCCGTTGAGTATGCCTCTCCGACCTCCATCCCGACGCAGAACATCCTGTAAAGCTGGTTGTTCGGTGGAGCGTAGAGATTCATCCAACTGGCTACGGCCTTGGTTGGCACAGAGCCTGCCGCTGGAATCAGGACGATGGTGTCCAGCTTCTTCCACGCCGCTGTCTTCTTGACGCGGCTGATCGAGGCTTCCAGATCGGCGTTGTGCTTCCCGAAATCGGGAGCGACGATTTGAGGCTTCATGCTTTCACCCATGCGATAGCGTTGGTACTTCCTGCTCCGGCCAGGATCTCAATCGCAGCGAAGTTGGGCGTCACATATGTCGGAGTGGATAAGGTGATTGTTTTTGTACCAGCCGAGCCAACGTCTGCCCAGTAAGCCAATGCCGCCGCCCAATGAACAAGGTCCCCATCGACACCGTTCGTCTGCGTTGGGGAGTTTCCGTTGATCGTTGCCCAACTTCTGGCCGTATCTTTGGCGCCCCAGTCTAGGCAAATCACTGCAATGGAACTGTTCGCGCTGCATGTCAGGTTTCCTGTTTGGACACCATCTGTACATACAATGACGTTACCCACTCCGCCGTGGTTGCGGAAAATAAGGCCCCATCCTCCGCATCTTTCTGCGTTCGTAGAGACTGATCTATTCAGCGTAAGTTGTCGGCTACCGCTGCCCGCTCCGTCCGTAGCACTAGATATATTCAAAGCGCAATGAGATCCCACTGTTTCCTGGGCTCGAACTGCATAACTGTTCGATCCATCTGTAATGGTGAGCGAGCCTAACGCTGCGAAGTCTTCACCGCCCTGCAACCCAACAATCAAATCGCCTGCCTGCGTCGCAACGGTAGTTCCGTAGGCAAGAGTGGCATTCCCGGCGAGGATATTCTGTGTCTGTCCCCAAACAATCTGACACGTCGTGACTAACGTTGGCGCGGGCATGATTTACCTTCTTACTGGGGGTCGCACAATGGAGTCTCCCCATACTCCCCTCAACGGGTGAGGATATTGCAGTGGCGTGTATCCAGGTTTTTGACCAGAAAGCACGTCCCTTCCGCCAATAATAGGACTATTACCACTCCCCCCTGGGTATGGAACGATTCTATAACTTATCGGAGTATTACCGCCGCCCGATCCTTTGTTAACATTGCCCCATACATAAAATGGATCTTCCGTTTGTGAGCCGATAGCACCTGTACCCCCGCCAATCTGATCTAGACATAGCCTTCCTCCCGTCGTACCGGCGGGTCGTCCAGCAACTACCGTATCAATGTTACTTCCGGAAGTGCATGGAACGTTTACAGGAGAACCGCAGTCGGGAGCGACAAACGTAGCTTCTCTTTGTGCATCAAGATGGATTTCTCCTGAACTGGAATCCCATGATCCATAGAATCTATTGTTGTAAATGACTCCAGTACCTCCACGAGTCTTTATTCCAGAGTATTGATATCCGGAAGAACCGTTCCAATCCTGCGGGTAAATGTCATTTTCATAGATTTCCAGCCAATACGTTCCTCTTGACTGTCCAGAACATGCGCCGTGGTTTTCAATCATCGAGCCACGGTCAAGATTTCGCCTTATCACAACTCTTTGTCCGCCCGTTCCATCGCCAATGTTTTGCCCACCCTGCCACACGTTCGTAAAGAACTCACTGTTTTCAATGTAGAACGCATTGTCTGTTCCAAGTTGTACAGGGTCAGCGTGTGCCTTCTGGCCTGTCAACAATGATAAATTACTTGACCC